GGCTCTAGTGGCTTATCAAGATCGCGGTGACTCTAACAAGGGTACGTCTTGTATCTTGACTGTGTCGGGAACCTCTATTTCAGTAGGAAGTAAAACTATATTTGAGGCAGGAGCCACTCACTATGTCTCAGCCACTATGCTGACCGCCACTAAAGCTATGGTTGTTTATAGAGATGCAGGCAACTCTGGATATGGTACTTCTTGCATCTTGACGGTGTCTGGCACTTCGATCACAGCAGTGACTCCAGTTATATTTGAGTCTGTATCCATATACTATTGCAAAGTTACTGCTTTGAGCGCCGCTAAAGCGATAGTGGCGTATTATGGTACTGGGTCTCAACCAATCACTGCTGTTGTCTTAGATGTGTCTGGAACTTCGATCACAGCAGGAACTCCAGCTGCATTTACGCCAACAAGCGGAGTTGGCACTATTGCAATCACTACGTTGACTACTACTAAAGCTTTAGTGACTTATCAGGATAATGGTAACTCTGGATATGGTAGTTCTCGTGTCATAACTGTTTCGGGTAGTTCTATATCTGCGGGAAGTACAACTATATTTGAGTCTGCATCCACAAGCTCCATCGCAGTCACTAAGCTGACTGACACTAAAGGTTTAGTGACTTACAGGGATGAGCCTAACTCTAGCAATGGCACTTCTTGTATATTAGATGTGTCTGGCACCTCTATTACAGCAGGTACTCCCGTTGTGTTTGAGGCTGCAACCACACTAGGCACTTCCGTCACTGCGCTGACCCCCACTAAAGCCCTAGTGACTTATTATGATGGGGGTAACAGCAACTATGGCACTTCTTGTATCTTAGATAATGTGATAGGTACAAGTCTAACATCAACAAACTTTGTAGGTATGTCTACAGCGGCATACACGAATGGTCAGACAGCAACAGTCGCTGTATTAGGTGGAATATCCAGTAATCAAACCTCGCTAACAATAGGCGCAACCTACTACGTTCAAGCCGATGGGACACTGTCCACAACCGCAGACACTCCATCAGTAATCGCAGGTAGGGCTGTATCAGCTACCACCCTAATTTTGAAAGGTCTTTAATTATGAAAACTATTACACTTAACTCTAACAACGTATCAGTCTATACCTTTGAAGATTCAGATTCAGTTGTCTCAACTGCTGAAAACATCACTTGTCAGCACTTCATGATTGGCGACATGAACTCAAGCAACGCTACCATCCATACAGACGCAACACCTCCAGCCGATTGGCAGGGTGGTCGTTACACCTTCGATGGTACTACTTGGGCCGAAGTAGCGGGTTGGGAAGACCCAAAGGTCGCTGAGATTGCTCGATTGCAAGCCGAAATTGACGCTTTATCTGCTTAGTAACTAAGGCAAGGAATAGACAGAAATCCTCAACTCAAAAAACCGTATTAGGAATTAAAAAATGGAAACAATCTGGAACGTCATTAACATAGCCACCGCACTAGTAGCCATCGCGTCTGCAATTGCTGCAATCACTGAAACGCAAAAAGATGATAATCTCGTGGGCAAGGCGCAGAAGTTGTTAGACCTTGTTGCTTTAAATATAGGTAAGGCCAAAAACTAAGGAGATACAAATATGGGCGAGAAAAAAACAACTCCCATATCGATAAACGGTATAGATTATATATTCGAAGATATGAGTGAGCAGCAACAAATCCTAGTCAATCATTGCGCAGATCTAGATAGAAAAATTAAATCTGGGCAGTTTAATCTTGATCAGCTTAATGTCGGTAAAGAGGCTTTTATTACTATGCTAGAAAGCTCTCTAACTGAAACCATAGAGGACAGCTAACGACCATGATAGCAGAACTGGCCATTTGTAATTCGTGCTTTGCGGTGATTAAAGCGGCCATCGTTAACGGCAATGAGTTGGTTAGCGTGGGGCAATCCGTTCAGTCGTATTTTGACTCGAAAAGCAGTATCGCCAAACGGGCAGATAAAGGTGGTAGCAAGTCGGACATGGAGAATTTCATGGCACTTGAGCAGCTTAAAATTCTCGAAACAGAATTACGGGAGGTCATGCAATGGGCCGGTAGGGCAAATCTCTATGATGATTGGTTAGCTTTTCAATCACAGGCAAAGCGAGAGAGAGATCAAGCTGAGAAACAGGCAAGTTATAAAAAATCACAGCATCGGAAGCATATGCTCGATATATTTACGATTATCTGTACTGCCCTAGTCGGGATTCCTGTTGTTGGCGGGCTAGTCTACTTAATTCTCATGTTTATTAGCGTTTAAGCGACCATTGGGTTTTAGGGATCTATCGTCATTTCATATACTGTATTTTTAAGTTAATTATTAACCAAGCCTTAGCTTAAAGGCTCAACGAAGCAGGTGTTTGTTATGGGTATTTTGACAGGTCTTCTCGGTAGTCTTGGTGGCAAGGTTGTTGATGCAGTTTCAGCCAGAGGCGAAAGAAAGCATACTGAAAAGGTTAGGGCGCTTGAGCTGGATCACGCAAAGCATAAAATAAAATTAGACTCAATTTCTCGCGGTCAGGAAATAGATAACAACTGGGAGCTTGAACAGATAAAGAACTCAGGATGGAAGGACGAATTTGTTTTATTATTGATTTCTATTCCTATGGTACTTAGCTTTATTCCGGCTACGGTAACGTATGTGGAAAACGGATTTAAGGCTTTGGCTCTTACACCGGATTGGTATCAGTGGCTGATCTTATCAATCTTTGCTGCGGTTTACGGTATTAGAGTTTGGAGAAGAAAATGACAGGTTTTAGCCTCAAACAATTTAGCGGCACCGCCCCAAAAGTATATCCCAGATTACTGCCTCAGGACATGAGTACAGTGGCCCAAAATGTCAGGTTAGACTCTGGCAGAATCGAGCCGTGGAAAGGTAATACTGCGTATACTATTACGCCAGTTGCGTCTTACTCCATTTCTGGAGCTACAAAGTCGTTATTTCGATACAGCAGTTCTATATGGATCGGCTCAAATACAGAGCTTGATTTCGTGCGCTCTCCTATTGCTGAAGATCCGTTTGAAAGAATTTATGTCTCTGGCAATAGCTACCCTCAGATGACTTCAGCGCAGGTGGTTGGGAATGGAACATACTACCGTCTTGGCCTACCTGATCCTGTAGCGATTAATTCAATATCGTTGTCTCCTTCTACATCGGCCAAGGCTACGACTGAGGTCGCAAAAACCCAGTCATATATTTATACATATGTTTCGGCATATGGTGAAGAAGGGCCACCGAACGTACCGCAGGTCAGCAACGTAATCGAAATCAGAACTGACCAGACCGCCACGGTAAGCTTTACTGCTTTTACCGGAGGCAACTACAACCTCGCAAAGCGTAGAATATATAGAACTGATACATCGGGAACGTATAGGTTCTGCGGAGAAGTAGCAATTAATGTTTTAACCTTTGCTGATTCTGTCACCGAAGCCCAGCTTGGTGAAGCCATACCAACTGCAAGTTTTATAGCACCACCGGACGAGGTTTCTGCCAACCATATCGATGGGCCGCTTAAAGGTCTTGTCTCGATGCCAAACGGTATATTGGCGGGCTTTGCGGGGCAGACGGTTTGCTTTTCAGAGGCGTTTCAACCGCATGCATTCCCAGACGGTTACAAGTTGACGATGAAGAGCGATATTATTGCCATAGCTCCACTGACCTCAGGGCTATTAGTACTGACGAAAGAAAAGCCTGCGGTGGTTCAAGGTTTAGATCCTTCATCAATGGCGATGCAAGAGATCGACTCCACTTTGTCATGCTCAAGCAAACGCAGTGTGGTTGATATGGGCGAGTATGTCATTTACGCATCGCCTGATGGTCTCGTTATCGGCTCTGACAGCGGTCTTCAATTAGCCACGCAAGATCTGCTAAGTCGAGAGCAGTGGCAGGCCTATGTTCCATCGTCAGTCATTGGGTTTTATTACGAAGGGCTTTACATCGGATTTTATTCTACTGAATCTGAGAATAAGGGTTTCATTTTTGATCCTCGCGGTGGCAAGAATGGTTTCTCTGCACTCGACTTTCACGCCACAGCCGGATACAACGATCTAGAGAATGATGAGCTGTACTTAGTGGTAGGTGGATCTGTAGTCAAGTTCGCTGTCGGATCTTCGTTAAATTATATTTGGCGCACAAAAAAATTCCACACCCCAAGGCCGATTAACCCTGCTGTAGCTAAGGTTGATTGTGACACCTATTCACCGGCCCCTGTACTGAAGCTCTATGCAGACGGAGTACTGAAACATACCCAAACCGTTACTAGCAGTAACGTATTTAGGTTGCCAAGTGGCTACAAAGCTCAGGAGTTCGAAGTAGAGCTAACAGGGAGTGTGGCAGTAAACGAAGTGTGCGTGTATGAATCGCAGGAGGAGATAGGTGTCTGACTTTAAAGACAATGCTCCAGTACCAGTAAGTTGGGCGGGGCAAGACAAACGGTTCGCTTATACTCTCAAAGAAAATGTAGATGTTCTTACGGGCAATCGAGGTGATCCTCTAGATCGGGCTGTAACGGTAAGAGACCTACTAGACGCTGGCATTATCAAGCTTGCACGGGGTTCAAATCTCTTTGGGAATAACGGCTTTGAGCTTGATCCGACTATACTATTCCCGACCCTAGCCGTACCTCCAGCGCCTACCAATTTAGAAGCTGCTGGAGCCTTTCAGAACATATTGCTGGAGTGGGACTTACAATTCTATATCGGACATGCGGGCGTAGAGATCTGGAGACACACATCCGATAGTCTTGCCAATGCCACGCTTGTAGGAACCATGACTGGTATGGCAGGCGTTTACGTCGATGCCGTAGGATCTGGCCAAAGCTTTTATTACTGGGTTCGGGCAATTAACAGAAACAGTGTGTACGGCCCATATAACTCATCGGCAGGAACGCTAGGAGAGACGGCGATTGACGTTGCCTACATGCTTACGTTACTGAGTGGCGAGATAACTTCGTCACAGTTAGCTGCTGATCTTTCGACCCCTATTGGTAAGATAGCACCTCTGGAGGCATACACAGGTTATACGGCAGCTTATAGCGGTGGTAGTCTTTTGACGCGAATGGGCGCTACAGAAACTATAGCAAATGCCGCAGCAACATCTGCGCAGCTATCGTCTGAATCTACCACTAGAGCTAATGCTGATTCCGCATTATCGTCTACGGTATCCAGCCTCTCATCCACAGTTGGAGCAAACACTTCGGCTATATCAAATGAGCAGACCGCTAGAGCTAATGCCGATACGGCACTCTCTAGCAGCGTTACGTCTCTCACCAGCACAGTTGGCGCCAATACTTCTGGGATATCGACCCAGCTCTCGACTACGAACGGGTTAAAGGCGCAATATACGGTAAAAGTCGATGTGAACGGTGCCGTTGCCGGATTTGGTTTAGCAAGCACAACTACGGCGGCGGGAAACATCACTTCCGAGTTTATCGTTAATGCTGATCGCTTTGCGATTATGAGGGGCGGTTCGAATAATACTGCGGCAACCGTACCCTTTATTGTGCAGTCTACCGCTACCACCGTTAATGGAGTTGCTGTTCCGGCTGGTGTTTATGTGGCTGATGCTTATATTAAAAACGGCTCTATCGCAAACGCGAAGATCGGTAATGCTGCAATTGATAATGCAAAGATTGCATCTCTAAGTGCAGCAAAAATAAATACCGGAACATTAAATGCCTCATTAGTAACTATCTCAGGAGTATCTCCCAGCCTGAACATTCGAAGTGCCGATACCGGAGCGCGGATGCAAATACAGGGTTCAAGAATAAGAGTCTATGACTCTGGCGGTAACTTGCGCGTGAAGCTAGGGAATTTGTCTTAATGGCTTATGGTTTGCAAGTTTGGAATTCAGCGGGGCGTTTGGTTGTTGACTATTCTGACCGCCTAGTCCGGTTCGTTTCTTACGGTACTGTTACCGCAAACTCCAGCGGTTACGCAAATGTGTCTGTGTCCGGTATGGCCAATAACGATACTTGGGGCGTGGCTCTGGGTGAGATTCCTTTTATCTTTCAATATAATAACTCTCCGTCCGTTTCCTTTGTCAAACAGTCAGGCAACTTGCGTATCAATGCGCCGTCTGGCTCTACGGTTGACTACTACGTCTTCAGGAGTTAACGGTGGCATACGGATTACAAGTTTTTAACGCTGACGGTCGAATACAGGTGAGTACAACCGAGATTGCTCCAAATGCTTATATCACTAACATTGCTGCACACTCTTCGAGTGGGATGCAGTACCCACCAGCAAATACTGCTGCTGGGGATCTTGTTGTGGCAAGGCCTAGCAACACGCCGCAATCAGGAACTACGACAATCTCAATTGGCCAGCCTGTAAATAATGTCGATTACTTTTGGGGGGCCAGTCAGTACCCTTCTTATTACACACCAAACAATGCTGGGATTATTACTGGGGTAATGAGAACACAAGCTGGGTTAGCGGCTCCGTCAAGCGGGGAATACGGCATGGATGTCTATTCAACAAATGGATCAACGGTTTTATTCTCTGCCACAAGATCGACAAGTGTAAGAGTGCTGGCACAAGGAGTGCTTGGCCCAGATAGCACTTATACATACACTCCGTCATCCGGTCTTGATTTTCAAAGAATTTACGCAGTGGTCAATAGCTCAATGATAATCTCACTACCTCAAAATTTTCTATTTCCGAGTTGGAACGTCAGCATGGGTTATGTGTTTAGCCCTTACGCACAAACAAAAACTATTCAGGTTCTGAATAGGGTGAATTCTGGCGGTAGCTACGTGACAAATTACAGCGGTCAGTTTCCTTACATGATAATTTACGACAATAATTAGGACAATAAAATGGCAGTTCAATACGCACTGGTTGAAAGCAGTGGAGAAGTACAACATGTTGTGTCGAGTGGCGCGGACTCAGATTATGTTGACGGTCAGACTTATGACGGTTTAGTTGCTGTGCAAGTGTCATCTGAGACTGATATTCATACGCTCATTCAGAGCAAGTATAGACATAACGGAGAGTGGGTAAGTCGGGAGGCACGAAGTAATCAATGGCAAGATTGGATAGATTACGAATGGGCCTTTAATTCTGAAAGATTTTGGACGCATGTGCGTCAGGAGCGGGACGTAAAGTTGGCTCAATCCGACTGGACGCAGCTAACAGATGTTACGTTTAATTTAGGCGTAAAAGCCGCGTGGATAACGTATAGAACGGCACTTAGAAATGTTCCGGCTAACAACTCTGACTGTGTATCGATTAGCGATATAGTCTGGCCTGTAAGCCCCTGATATAATTATGATTTAGTTGAGCATTTAAGTATATTTAACACGTTAATTCTTTGTTAATTAGCTTGATTTTCACGTATGATATAGGTATATGGGTATCTGCACTTTCTTGCAGACCCACCTCCGGCAGGTCACTCGCTTCTACGCGAATATAGCCTCCACACAAAAAATCAAAAAGGTAGTTTATTTGTCTTATTCAGTGAGGATTCCCTCGCTCGAAGACTTTGATCAGATCAATGCTTTGGGCGTGTGGTTTCAACAGAATAGTAATTTCTCTAAATGCGGATGGTCAGTAAAAAAGTCCTTACATCTTGTCTATTCAGGATCGCAGGCAGAGTCAAATACTTACATGCGCGTGTGCGAAAAGGACGGCGAGATTGTCGGATTATTTATCGGCAATATTATGGAGTACTGGTTCTCCGAGCAAAAAATTGCACAAGAGCTAGTCGTTCTATTTACGCCATTGCACCGCAATAAGATTACACCTTATCTGACAGAAATGATTAATGGTTTTACAGCATGGGCAGAGGCCAAGGGTGCCGTTGAATCATGTATCGGAATCACGTCTGGTAAAGCTGGAGAGGGTTACCCAAAATTTATCGAGAGTCTGGGCTTTAATAATGTCGGACTCATATTCAAGAAAGAGGTATAGCGTATGTGCGGTGGTGGTGGTGATAATCGAGTCGAAGAGTTGGAGAGTAAACAAGCTCTGGCCCAGCAAGCAGCAAATGCGTTACAGCGTTACGGCGATGTATTTGTACCGCTGGAAAATATGTACATTCAAGACACCCTTAATCGGTTTGGTGAAGATGCATATAACGCAAACGCTGGTCAGGCCACGCAGGGCGCTTCAGCAATATATGAAGGTGGCCTTCAGCAACTAAATCAGGGCGCATTTAATCGCGGTCTTGACCCGACCTCCGGCTCCTATCAGACAGAATCTAGCGCATTAAAAGAAGCCCAAGCGAGAGGCATGGGGTTAGCAGGTGCTGGTGCCGGACTAGACAACACCGACCAAGCATACCAAGGCATTGGTAACGTAGTGAGAATGGGTCAGGGCTTGGCTACCGAAGCACAGGCGGGGAATATATCTCTGATGCAATCAGGACTAGACCGAGTAGGCGCACAAGCCGAGGCTGACTTCGCCAAGTCTAGCTCAATTCAACAAGTCGTAGGTACTGCTGCTGGTATGGGCGCAGGCTATGGCCTCAAGCAGAGTACTGTCTAATGATTGATTACAACAGTTATATAAGCATGCTTAATCCCAATACGGCTAATCAAGTAGAAGACTTTTACTTTCCTAATGCTGATGGTTCCAAGCGTGGCGTACCTACATATTCTGGCGCAGATCTCAATCCTTATTCCGCGATTAACCCAAACAAATATTCAGGAATGGATCGTAAAGACAATCCTGCGGATAAGTTATATGCCGACTTAATTCGTGCGCAGACGAAAGACTATAACCAGAGATTTGCTCCGGTAGAAAACTTTCTGGCAAATGAAATTACGGCCACTGGAACTAGGTCTCTCGCGGGTGATATGACAAGAACACGGGAGGCA